ACCGCCACGGCGGCGCTCCAGGCTTTCAATTCCGATGGTATTGACAGCAACAGTGTCAGCAACGATTTCGACAGTTGAACGCTTTTCGCCTTCAGCATTCTCCCACGAGCGCTGTTCCAGTCGGCCCTTGATAACTACGGGCGTGCCCTTTTCCAGCACGTTAGCGGCCATCTCTGCGATTCCTCGCCACGCCACTACGTTGAAGAAGCTTGTCTCTTCCTGCCACTCGCCGTTGACCTGAAAGCGCTTGTTTGACGCAATTGAAAACGACAAACGTGCGTTGCCGTTGTTGGCAAACTTCAGTTCGGGGTCGGCGGTAACGTTACCGGTTACTGTAATATCTGCATTGCTCATTATCTTCTCCTATCATGTTGACTATGTACAGATGTCCATATACTACTCTGTGCCTACATGTCTGTCAAGACCAAATTGTCGGATTGCTTGATTCTGGAAGATCAGAACAATAAACTAACATTATGGTGATTGAAAACTCTGATGAGGCTATGCAAGCCCTTTACGACTACTTTGTAGACACTCTTGTTGATTTGTACGACCCTGAAGAAGGGGAAGAACAAGAGACTCGTGACGACATGCTAAACGTAGTTAGCGTACTATTTGAAGGCTTGTCCATCGAAGCTCAACAGCTAGACGATGGTACGATTCACTTTACTGCGAGTCTTTGATTGATGGTTCCGATGTGAAGTAAAGTGCTTTCTGCACATGACCCGGTATTCAACCACGGCGCTGTCGTCTACCACTTCTTCTGTTCCTTCAGTGTGTGGTTCGCCCGCAATGAATAGTGCATTGTGTGTGGCGGGCTTACCGCACCAGCAGCGTACTCCGTTATCCAGTTGAATTAGTCTGTCACATATTTCAATAAGTCTTTGTGACGCAGAGAACAGGTGTCCTTTGAAATTAGTTAGTAGACCATAAGCGTAGACTTCAATATCTTTAAGGTCAGCTAGTTCAACTAGATCGTCAACTTGTTCACTAGTTAAAAACTGTGCCTCATCTACGAACAGATATTTGATAGATGTTTGGTTAGTATGGTTGTGGTCGTCTATTAAAGCTACTAGCGAGTCGTCTGTGTTTATTGTTTCGCATACTGTCATTCCACCCATCCGGCTAGAACAGATAGATGTTCCCATCCGGTCGTTTCGGTTTACGAGTAACACTTGGGTTGGAAAGGCTGCTTCAATATTAAAATGTGTTTGCAGGAGGTGGGTGGTTTTTCCAGAGGCCATTGTTCCTGTCAGAAAGGTAATTCTGGCCATGTTACTCCGCCTGTGCCGAATTCCAAAGAGCTGATCTCTCCGAATTGTATGCCGGAGCAGTATCTTTTGGTCCGTTAGGCATGCCTACAAAGCCTGGAGCGCTGTAAATCTTTTTAACCGAACTGGAACAAGTCGGGCACTCGGTAAGGCTGTCGTCAGACATTTTCTGAAATGTTTCAAATGTACCACACGTAGGGCAAGAGTAAGTATAGTTCGGCATACTTCGTATTATACCACGTTTCACAAATCAGGCAAGGGCTTTCCTTGTACAATAAATGTTAAGTGCTGTTTGTGGAGAAATTATGGGTAGAGGTAAACATTTTAGGCGTGCAGCTAAAGCGTCGCTTGTGTGGGTTTTTGCACTAGCGTGGTTCGCTCCGGTCCCAGCAGCCGCCGCTTCATACACAGTTACCGAAGAATCTGACTGGTACTTTGAGGTCTCGGAAGACGCTACTAATGTTGTCATCTACGGCAACTCAAACAGTTCTTGCACCCAGTTGACATCTGACCCGTTCTTGTGGCTGTACGACTTGTCGGGCACAGTACTCGCATCAAATGATGACGGTAACCACAATGATGAAACGCAGTGTGTTTCATCAAAGATCGACACAACGCTAGATGCTGGCGTCTACCGTCTCCACGCTGGATACTGCTGTAGTCAGTATGGAAACGGTTACGATGGTGGAGAGTACTCTCTTGTCACCGATCTAACGCTTGCCACAAACTTCAGCACCTACAACGGGGTCAGATTCTCTTATACCCCTGCATACATTGAGCAAACAATTGACGTTTCTTCATATGCGGGAGAGATTGATTCAATTGTTGTCACCCCTCTTGTTAAGCGTTTCTACGATGTTAACGATTACGTGGCGACGCAGTATGCCGCTTATGACTCGGCGGGTAACTTGCTGCAAGGCAACCTGACATCATCGGCACCTACTTCTTGGGTTGAAGTTGGGTCTGGCTGGTTCCAAGCCTCGGTGTCTAGTAACGTTCAAGATTCGACAAACTGGGATACGGTAAAGATTCGTATCTGGGCGAAAGACGGTGAAGGATGGGGCGGCAATTATGGTACCGAGATTAAAGAAGTTTCGTTCCAAGCGAAACTAGATGGTTCGGGAGTGTGGACTGATTTAACAAGCCTACTCACCAACCCATACTTTAACTCAATCAACAGTAACTCGCCGCCGAACGGTTGGTCGTCAAACGCATCATGGGACACATGTCAAGGGTTGACTTCTTCTACCCTGTGCGGCTTTGTTGTAAACAACTGGACCTGGGCTACACCAGTAACAACTACGACGACAACAACCACCACAACCACGATTCCGCAAACAATTGGTCCACCCATGAATCTTACCGGTGAGCTAACTGCTGACGGCGTGTTTCTGGACTGGGACGAACCAAATACCGGAAACGTTGATCCAGAGCGTTATGCAATATCTTTCCGCATACCGCCGGATGCTGGGTGGGGAGTTGCTACTGGAAACGTGGGTGAAGAGGGAGCGCTTAATACTGAGTACACGCTGCCCTATAGTCTGTTTGAGAACACTGGGGGTTTAGACGAAGAGTACGTCTTTGATGTTCGTTCTGACAACGACACGCTTGCGTTGTATTCGGGATGGTCTACTCAAGTAACACTTACTGTTTCAGAGCCGGTACCTCCTACAACAACCACGACGACCACAACGACGACAACCACTACTACCACAACAACGTTGCCTCCGACGACAACTACAACGACTACAATACCAGTAACGACAACAACGACGTTGCCGCCTACAACAACAACGACGGTAGCGCCTACAACTACGACTACGGAGGCACCGCCATCTACCACTTCGACCCCACCATCAACGACTACAACTGTACCGCCTACGACGACTACGGTAACCCCAACTACGACTACATCGACAACGACAAGCACGACAACAACGCTACCGCCAACGACGACAACAACGCCGCCACCGGTAACTACCACTATTCCCCTAACACCAGCGGAAGAAAAAGCGGCTGAAACTAAAGTAGAGTTTGAGGCGCTTGGTATTGCTACTGAAGGCGTTGACTTAGTTGAGGTTGATGAAGCAGAAGTGAAAGTTGTAGAAGCACTAGACGAGTTGGATGAGGAACTTGCGGAAGAGTTCTTGGCTGTTGTTGACGGCGAAATCACCACAGAAGAAATTGAAAGCCTTGTCGCTGACGAAAACTTTGATGAAATCTCTGATGACGCCAAAGTAGTTCTTGTAGCCGCCATCAACGAAGCGGATGATGAAGTCAAGGAACGGTTTGAAGCAACTGTAGACATCTTTGATGACGAAGCCTACAACGAATATGTTGCTGAAGGGTCTACTGTTGACACTGAAACTCGGCGTACTGTTGTTGCTGCGAGTGCAGCCGTAACGGTTGCTGCCGCTGCTGCATCTGCTGGTCCATCTGGTCCTTCCGGTGGCGGCGGTGGTTCTGGTAGTGGCGGTGGAGGCCCCGGAGGCGACTCCGGTGGCGGTAAAAAGGGTAGTTCTAGAAGAAGGTCTCGGTGAAAGGAGGCACCATGAAAAAGATAATCAAACTAACATTTGGAGCCGTCCGGCGTATGGGTAGAGAAATGCTTTACCTGGGATGGACATTAGCAGGTACAGGGTTGGTGTTGATTACTCTGTCATCGACCACGTTGCAGCAAGGAATATATATTTCTCTTGCGGGTCTTGCACTGCATCTGCTGGGCACTGTATTAGACTATGTAGATGATGAGAGAGAAAATGAAAGCAACTAATCAACTTGTGTGGAACACCTTAGGCCGAATTGCGGCGGTGTTCGCAATGAATGCTATGGCTATTGTTGGTAGCTCTAGTCTTATTGGTGGTATTGATCCGTGGAAAGCTGCCGTATTGGCAGGTGCTACGTCTGCTGCGACTGTTATTCAGAAGCTTGCAGCAGCGTATGCTGATGACGGAAAGATTACTGCTGATGAGATTGATGCTGCATTCAGCATGACCCAGCCTAAGAAAAGTTAACTCAAGTTTCTATAAAGGTTCTTTTGGGGGCATGTAGCCCGTATGGTACAATATTTAAGAGGCAAATAGCCTTTTAAGTATCCCCTAACAAGGAGAATTGTAAATGGATATGAACATGTACAAGCAGGTTGCTGAACGTGCTGCTATGACATTCATTCAGGCTTTCGCTGCGATGTTTGTTGTTACGGATATGTCATCAGCCAAGGGTGCTGCTGCCGCTGGCCTAGCTGCTGCCCTTTCAGTACTGAAGTCATTTGCCGCTACCAAAATTGGCGACAAGTCCACTGCTTCACTCGTCTAAGTTGTGTTAAGTATCGCTTGATCCAACTACAAGCGATGCTGTAAACTAAGACTGTTGGGGGATGGCCTTTTGCTCCTTTTGTGTCAATCCACTAACAAGAAGACCCCCGGTTACGATTGTGACTGGGGGTTTTTCTTTGTCCTGCGACGCTTCGTAGGAATGTGCTTCAGCCTATCAGGAGTAATCGATCTCCACTGGCCGTGACCGTGTGAGCCACCCCACAGATCAATCCATTCACTAGCAGGCGTTAAGTTAGTGTTTACAACGTGGCGTTTGAAAACAAACGTTCCACGCTCGCCTTTGATCTTACACACATCGCCTCTGCCAAGTGTGATCTGACTAGAGATTTGATACTCTTCGCTAATGACCCATCCTTCAGGAGGGCCGACAGGTTGTGTTTTCTTTTTTCGAGCCATATGCTTCTCCTTCTTTGCTCAGCAAGGATACTACATATGGTAGCGTTTGTCAAATCGATGCGTAGATGGTATCTGCGATTGTCTCTCGGATTTGCTCGTTTTCGTCCAAGAAAGCCTTGGTGTTAGCACGCCCCTGTCCGATGTTCTCGCCCTTGTAGGCGTACCACGCACCCTTCTTGTCAAGGATACCCATCTCAGCAGCGATGTCCACGATGTCTCCGGTGCGACTGATTCCTTCACCGTATGCAATTTCAAACTCTGCCTGACGGAAAGGAGGCGCACACTTGTTCTTGACAACCTTGACTCGTGTCTTGTTGCCAGAGGCTTCGCCGCCATCCTTCAGCGTTTCAATACGACGGATGTCCATCCGAACTGACGCATAGAACTTGAGCGCCTTGCCGCCAGTGGTTACTTCAGGAGAGCCGAACATGACACCAATCTTTTCACGCAACTGGTTAATCATGATAAGGGTTGTCTTAGAATGATTCAGGTTGGCTACAATCTTTCGCATCGCCTGCGACATCAGGCGAGCGTGTAGGCCGACGTGGCTGTCTCCCATTTCGCCTTCAATCTCAGCACGAGGGGTAAGCGCAGCAACTGAGTCTACAACTACCACGTCTAGAGCACCTGACTCAATCAGCTTGTTAGTAATAGTTAATGCTTGCTCACCTGTGTCTGGCTGCGAAACCAAAAGATCATCAATATCGCAACCAATAGCTTTAGCATAAACAGGGTCTAAGGCATGCTCCGCATCAATGAACGCACACTTGCCGCCCTTCTTTTGGGCTTCTGCAATTACATGCAGAGCAATGGTTGTCTTGCCGGAAGACTCCGGTCCATAGATTTCGGTGACTCGTCCACGAGGAACACCGCCAACACCTAGCGCCAAGTCAAGAGCGATAGAGCCGGTTGAAATCGTTTCAATCTGCATTGAAGCAGCGTCGCCTAGACGCATGATGCTTCCAGCACCAAACTGCTTTTCAATTTGTCCTAGAGCATCTTCGAGAAGTTTATCTTTATCCATGTTTGTATTCTACGGTTTAGGTGGAATGAAGTCAAGTGAGCGGATAGAATAAAACTATGAGTAAACGAGGCCCTAAGCGTACTGTCACTAACGCCGTGAAATTTGGCGAATACGGTAATACTGTTTGGCATGTTGAGCTTGAGTGCTCTCACACAGTAGAGACGAAGCGTAAGCCTAAAGTCAATGAAGATAGACTTTGCTGTAAAGTTTGTGTTGCTCCACCAGTCCCTGCTGTCGTGGACCCGTTTGCCGATGTAGGGCCTTGGGTTGATTATGATCCGATGGATGAGCTGAAGATTAAAGCAACTTTGGCTTCTAAGGTTGGGGTTCCGTTAGACCAAGTTGAACTTGTAAATGGTACAGCGACAGTGTTTCTTGATGCACAACAACTAAGGAATATTTCAACATGACGGATTTTTTGAAAGTTGACGAAGACGAAGACTTTGCAACTTGGGAGCGCTTCAAAGATGATCCTGCAGTTCGTTGGCTGTTCAATAAGCTAGAAGTTGCGTTACATCAAGGATTAGAAGCAGGACCCGCTGGCTGTGCCCCACAATATGAGGGGTTTTACATCCATCGACCTGTATACAACCTTTTTGGTATGGGGATCGGAGCAACAAAGTTTCTGTATCTTTCGCAAATGGAGGACGACTTTTTAAACAATGCTGTGGTTCCTCCCGGTAGCTTTTGGTGTGAGTGGTTAGAAGGACCGCACCTTTCTATTGACTTTCAAAAAGATTCTCAGGGTGGCTGGCATACCGTATCAGCATGGGAAGGATTTCATTCAAGCGACGAGAACTTGACTAGGTTTAGTCATTGGGAAAGACTTCCTGAAACAGATGTTTCTGATATTCATGAGTGCTCCCATTTTATTAACCTTGTTGATTTACCTGTCAACGGTATCAACATCGAAACTCGGTCAGGCTTCATTACTGAAGTTCATTTACGACACGGTAACGACCCATTTGAGACCTTGCCTGTAGGTACACGCATTACGCCCGTTTGGCAAGACATGGACATTCCTGCAGGCGGTGTTTTCATGCCGAACCTGCATGAAGACTTAGAGAAGTACTCTGCCCATGGTCACCTGTCGGACGTTCGTCGTGGGTTTGTTATAGACGTGCCTTAAAAATAAGTCTAGGCTATTAGCAGAAGATAAAGCACTATTTGTAAATAGTGCAGTGCTTGGTCAGGGTAGACATGCCAGTAAGGTTTAGGCTTTCCAGTTTTCCACGGAAGAAACTGGTAGAAGAATGCGTCTGTTAGCCAGTGACCTACAGCAAAGTACGCAAATATCCAAGGCGTGACTGTATCTCCCAACCAATACAGGGTGGCACACACAACTCCTGTGTATACCATAACGTGTTCAAAAATTGCAAACAGTCGCTTTGACTTCAACTTTATCAACCAGTCTGGTTGAAGCGCAACATCGGCAAAATGATGTGCCGCTAGTAGCCATATTAGTCGCACAGTAGTTCATTTCTTATCTGAGTGCTGCTAATTCCTGCCGTGTACTCCGTAAATTCAATAGGTATCCCTAGTTCAAGGATTGTTTCTTTTCCGGGGAAGTCATAGTTGTCATTCCCTCGAATGAAAATAAACTCGTGGTCGGGATAGGCGTCAAAGGCTTCTTTGAAAGACGTACCTGGGTCATCTGTGTAGGTGACAAGTACATTGTCCACCAAACCCGTTATTTTTAGGTTGTTCTTTCTGTGATCTAGTGTTTGGATTGGTATTTTGCCTTTAATGCTCCAACACGATTCGTCGGAGTGTAAAACTACAACTACAACATCAGCACTAGCTTTCATGTGCTTTAAAAGTTTGATGTGTCCTTCATGACACAGGTCCATTATTGCTGCAGTGAGTGCTACTTTAGCCACTTGGTCTTACCTCCTCTTTGAGGTATGCGCCACTTATCATACCAATCAGTTAAATAACCATCAATATCGTTAGGCACGCTAAATTCATGACCTAAATAATTTTTGGTTGACAAGGGAGATACGAGGTGCTTTGGTCTGATTAAATGACCGTCTTCTTTAATATTTATTAAAAGTTCAGTATCTGTTGGGTGAGGCCACCAATGAAGCACGTCAAAAACTATGTTCGTGTCTTTATGTACATACGCTGCTTGCATCGGCCTGTCGCCATCACTGACTACTCTTCCTGCAAAGAACTCTTCCTCGGGTAGTCGTGCTTTATCCCAGTAACCCATAACAGCAATGTCTAGATCGGTGTCGTGGGGGATGAACTCGTTGTCTCTTTCTAGCCCCAGCAGCGTTCCTGCAGACAACCAGTAGTCATCTAAAAACTCAAGTCCACGAAGCAAAACGTCCATGACTGGCTTGCCCTCTAGGGGCTGTAGTGAGTGTTGTTGCCATTCTAGTGTGATGTTTTCATACATGCGTTTATCCTACTCGTTTTTGGCAGCGTTGTCCCTCCCTTTCGTGTGGTAGTTGACGCTAACGCACGAGAGGCTGGGACGAACCCAATTGGTTTATTCAAGGCTGTTCACTTCATGGACCCCAAGCACCGCCTATCTTTTTCAGCGATGCCCACTCTCCCTAGATATGGCTCTAGTTGCCCGTGTGCCGGAACCGCTTGGGCGTTTGCTTGTTCCGAACCTGTTCCTCAAGGCTTGATGTTCTCCGTGCAGTGACTGGCATCTCGTCAAGGATGTGTTTCCAGTGTATCGTGCGATTCAGATCGTTCCTCTTTGGGCAGGCGTGCCCTCTTGTTTCTTAAGTGTTAGTACCAGTTGCGTAACGAGTGTAACCCACCGGTCCTTCAGTGAACGTTTATGTCATCGGGATTCCCCGGCTGCTGTCTTGTGGCAGTGTGCTCCTTGTGTAGTAGTTTGTGAGTATGCTACTGGCTTCGATGGCGCAGGTCAAGGGGTAGTTTTTGGCTTGTCTCCTTGACGGGTGGCGGGTAGGATATTACATGTATGTTGTTTATAATTAAGGAGATTTATGATTAAACTTTCTAGCCCTGAGTGGTTTGAGAGTGCGCCGTGTCGGGGTAATGATCGAACGTTTTTTTCGAGTAAGCCGTCGCAACGAAAGAGCGCTGTTAATGTTTGTGATGGTTGTGCAGCTTCTGCGAAGTGTTTAGATTTTGCAGTCACGAATAAGATTACGATTGGTGTGTGGGGCGGTAAGACGGGGCCAGAGTTGGACAGGTTAGTTAATTCATGATTTATGATTGGGCTGATGAGTTTGACAGTGATGTGTTAGCGGTTGTTAAACGTGGTCAGATTGAGGTTACGTTTTTGACTGCTCCACGTGTTGCTATTAATGATAAAGATTACGATCTGGTGATGTGGAAAAAGCAAGAGATGCAGATTGTTGTGGCGCAAGAGTATTTGGATGATTATGTGGATGAAGCGATTGCTTCTGAGATAGCAGCCACGGTACGAGACCGTTATGATTCTGATGAGCCTGCGGATGTGCGGGAGATGGCTATCAAGTTGTTAGCTAAGGAACTTGATGCAATATTGAATGATGTTATATTTGTTTATTCAAATGATCCTGATGAGGTCAGTTTTGAGTCTGCGTTGAAGCGTTTACTAGATGATGAGGCTTGACTACTGCAGTTGTTTTGGGTAGTCTATGGTTGATACTATTTATTAAGGAGACATAATGTCAGTATTAGAAAATCCGACTGCATCTTTGAAGGCAGTTTACACGGCGCTTCGTTCAGTTGAGCGTGACATACTAGAGATGAAAGACACCTCAAATTTGGATTATGCTTCTGTTGAAGAGACGCTGCAGTTGGCTAGTGATATGCATTTGATCAAGTCGTACACGACTGATTTGTTTAATGAGATTCAGTCTATGATTACGGAGCATCTTGGTAATGTTCCTGTTCCTGTTCAAGTGGATGGGGCGACTGTTGAGATTAAGGCGGGTTCGCCTCGTAAGACGTGGGACCATAAGTCACTGATTGAAGATGTTAGTAAGCGTATTGTTGACAGCAGTGTCGATATGAGTACTGGTGAAATCGTGAAGACTCCCACGGATATGATTCGTGAGGCGTTGGAGTTTGCTGGTATTTCTTATTGGAAGGTTTCTAAGTTGAAGGACCTTCATTTGGATGCAGACGATTACTGTGAAGTTGGCGAAGCAAAGAAGAGTCTAGTTATTAGGAGAGACAAGTGAGTAATATGTTATCAGCGTTATCAGAGCCTTTTGACCCTTCGGTTGAGAAGCAGTTAAAGAAGGGCGGAGCAAGCCTTACGTACATTCCTGTTAGTGAGGTGATTACTCGGTTGAATCGGGTGCTTGGTGTGGACATGTGGTCGTACCATATTGTTTCTTGCGCCCGTGATACTTTGGACCCTGACTATGTTGTTGCCCATGTCCGTTTGACGGCTACGTTCGTTCCCACGGATGATGCGCCTGCGTTAACGGTTGTTAAGGATGGTATTGGCGGTCAGAAGATTAAGCGCACTAAGAATGGTGACATTGTTGATCTTGGCGACGAGATGAAGGGGGCTGTGTCTGATGCTTTGAAGAAGGCGGCGCAGCACTTCGGTGTCGGTTTGTATCTGGCTCGTTCTGAAGAGTCAATGAGTTTAGAGTATGCTCAAGAGGTAGCTGAGCAGCCTATTTCAGCGGAGCATTTTGAGAAGTTGCGAGAAGTGCTGAACAGTCAGTCGCAGAGTGTTATGGATGCTTGTCGTGCGCATTGGTCAGAGATTTCCAACAATGCTGAGTTTGCGAATGAGAACATTACTCGTGATTTGCTGAAGGCTATGTTGGATTTCGTGAAGTCGATGAATGCTGAGAGTAGCGAAGCGCAGGCAGAGGCTGAGACTAATGCAGGATAGTTTGGATTTAGGTCCGTTGCCTTACGAGTATCCGAGGTACATGTCGCCTAGTTCTATCAGCACGTTTCAGCAGTGTCCGTTAAAGTTTAAGTTTTCAAAACTAGATAAGCTTCCATCAGAGTCTACTGAAGCGCAGCATCTGGGTTCGTTTGTGCACGAAGTTTTGGAAGAGTTGTTTAAGCTTCCTGCGGAAGAGCGGACAGAAAAGGCTGCGAGTCGTTTAGCGAAGAGCTTGTGGGAGTCAAAGTGGGCTGATGAATACTTTGCTTTGGCTGATCGTGAAGATGATCCTAACAACTTCAAGTGGAAGGCGTGGTGGTGCATTGAGAATTACTTCGGTATGGAGGACCCCACGAAGTTTGACGCTGAAGGTATTGAAGCCAAGATGGACGGCGATATTGACGGTGTGCCTATCTTTGGCATTATTGACCGTTACACGATTGAAGACGGCAAGCTAGTAATCTCTGATTACAAGACAGGCAAGAAGCCTCGCAAGCAGTACGAGTGGGAGAAGAAGATGCAGATTACGATCTACAGCATTCTTCTTAAAGAGATGACAGGTATGGACGTTAAGCGTGCAGAGTTGCTCTATGTCAAATCTGGCCAGTTTGCCCGTTACGATGTAGACGAAGAGCTTGAGAACGCTGTTCGTGTTGAGGTTCGTAACACGTGGGATCAAGTGAAGTCGATGTGTGATTCAGGTGAGTTTGAAACTCGTACCGGCCCTTTGTGTAACTGGTGTGACTATCAGTCTATTTGTCCTGAGTTTGGGGCGAAGCGATGAGTGAGACGTTTGAGCTTTTGGTTTCTGAAGATGTTAAAAACAAGCTTGCTCAGCATGATAAAGATTTTTTGCGCTTACCAGAGAACAGAGTAAAATGGCGAGACTGTTTGTTGACAATTATTGACACGGTAACAACTAAGATAGATGGCCTTGAGGAAGAAATCAATCGCTTAAGAAACACCTATTCGGATTTCGTTGTTGACCCTGCTGCAAGTTTGGACGAGCAGCGAGATAAGGCTGTTCGCTTTAGGTTTTATGCAGAGAAGCGTTTGGCTGAAGCTGACAGGCTGTTAGCGTTGGGCGCAGACGCTGATCCTTCTCTTTCGTTGGCCACGTTTTTGCGAGATGCGATTATGGCGCATCGACAGTGGCATGCCGAGGAAGGTCTTGAGAGCACAGAAGGCGACGATTGCTTGTATGCTGCACTAGATGGAGAGTGGAAGTTCTAATGAAAATTGGGTTTGCTTCTAACGATTGGTCTCGTACAGCTCTTGATGTTTTGGGTCGGCCTGTTATGGGAGGGTCAGGCTACATTAGAATTGGCCAGTATATTAAGCATTACAAAGGTACTGGGATTAATGCTGTTGTTGGAATTTTAGCCCATAACAGTAGGACAGGAACTTTTGGTGTTCATTCTTGGGATGGTAACGACTATTTCGATTGTGATGTGATCGTGATGCAGCGTTACATGCATAAGCAGGTTTTGCCTGATATGAAAAGAGCGCAAGCGGCTGGTCAGATAGTTCTTCAAGATGTGGATGACTGGTATTGGGGATTAAGTAAGAAGAATAGTGCGTATGATGCGTCTGATCCTTTGAAGAACCCTGATGAAAATATTAAGTGGTATGAGAATATTATTAAGAACTCGGATGGCGTCATTGCGTCTACTCCTTTTTTGTTTAACCGCATGCGGGAGTGGAATGAAAACACAGTTATGCACACTAACTATGTCGATACGGCTATGTTTGCAAAAGCATATGAGCACGAGCCTAAACTGAAAATTGTTGTAGGGTGGATGGGTTCAACAGCTCATCGTAGCGGTGATCTACAAATTCTAAAGCCGTATACTTCTCAAATCTCCAAGTTTGCTAGTTGGCACCACACAGGACATATAGAAGCTCCAGGCTGGCCAAGGTTTACTAAAGAGCTTGGGGTTGAAGGAGGCAACACTACGACTTCTCCTTTTGTGGCTCCGTATGAACTTAATACCGGAATAAAATTTGATGCAGGCATCGTACCTTTAACTGACATTGCTTTTAATCATGCTAAGTCGTATATTAAAGGATTAGAGTATGCTGCGGCTGGTGTTCCTTTTGTTTGCTCGTGGTCTCCACAGTATGAGGAATTGACACAAAAGCACAATATTGGGGTGTTGGCGTCTAAGCCTGCAGATTATGTTAAAGAGTTAAAGAAATTTACTGATTGCGATTATCGTGCAAAAGTTGCAGCCCAGAACCGTGTGAATGTCCGCAAGTTTGATAGCAAGATTGGGTCTGAGCGGTTGTACGCCAATATTAAATCTTTAGTAGAGGGTGCGAAATGAAGCGTGGCAAGCCTTTAAAACGTACACCTCTTAAACGTGGGAGTAGTCAGTTAAAGCGCACTCCGTTGGCTCGTAGGTCTAAGAAAACGAAAGACTTATATGTTGAACGTAGAGAGATTGTGCAGGAGATGCTTGCGGCGCAAACAAATTGTATCGCCTGTAAGTTGTGGGCAGCGTTTGATATGCATAGCGGAAATCGGTCAAATATAATTGTTAATGTAAATAAAACTTGTGACATACATGAGCTTGTAAACAGATCGCAAGGTGGTTCAATTACAGAGCGTCGCAATCTGTTAGCGGTTTGTCGTCCTTGTCATAATAGAATAACAACAGAACCCAAAGATGCTGAGTGTTTAGGTTTACATTTGGAAAGCTGGTGCAATACTAGTTCAGGGTTTAATGAAGCAGAAAGGCTTAGAAATGAATGGTCGGCAGGTACTCCTGCAGAACCTTCTTGGTTCCAAAATAATTGAACATCCTGATTTGCTTGATGAGATCAATTCTTTATCAGGCAATTTTCAAGACAGCGATCTTCCCCATCTTGACCGGGACGAAGTGAACACTGATGTTCTATCAGATTTACAAAAGCAGTGGCGCAGTGATGGTGTTGTTATTTTAGATTCGTTTTTTCCTGACGACATGGTTGAAGCCTATAGGTCTGACTGGATTCAACACAATAGGATCAATCATGATCGACCTATGGGCTACCCTGGAGAGTGTGCATATTTTCAAGTTGAAAGCTTGATGCGTCTAGCCACATACAAGCCGCTCCACGATGTTCTTTCGCATTTGATTGGTGACAATATGGGAGTTCATTTGAATCTTACCGGTTGGAAGTCAACTCAAAGAAACTGGCATCAAGATGGATACTTGAACCCAGATTCAAACAAAGATCACTATTTGGCGGTATGGATAGCGTTGGATGATATCCACGAAGACTCAGGTCCTTTTGAGTTTGTTCGTGGTTCGCATGTGTTACCTATTATTACGCAAGACCAGACGCTTGCTCGGCTAGAAGTTAAAGAACGCACTGACCCTATGTGGCCTAAGTATTCTGAACGTTTTCTCACACCCATGTTTGAGGACTTACTTGATCGTGGAGAGTTGCAGACTGAAAAGTTTTTGGCAAAGAAGGGAGATGTTCTAGTATGGCATGCGAGGTTAATGCACAGGGGTTCGTTGCCTAACAATCCTGACTTGTGGCGAGAGACTGCTATCGTTCACTATTCAGGTGTGAATCATAGACCGGACATGCCTATCGCTCAGCAGTTTGAAGATGGGGGATGGTTTTTCCCTATCAACCAAAACATTCCTCTTTAGCATGCCTGCAAAGTATGGCCATCAAGATAAGGCCAAAGCCACGAAACTGCATAGTCTCCTAGTACGGACTAGAGACAATTTCACTTGTCGATGGTGTGGGGTTTCTAAGAAAGATGGCAAGCAGATTCAGTGTGCACATATTATTTCTCGTAGTGTGTCGGCTACTAGGACCGATGAGCGTAATGCTGTTGCTTTGTGTGCGTCGTGCCATTGGAAGCAAAGCAAGAATCCGATACTTTGGTCTAGGTGGATAGAGCAGGAGTTGGGTTCAGGCCATATTGATGATTTGATTGAGCGAGGTGTTCCTGGCGTTACAGTTGATTGGTCGTCGGAGGTTGTGCGTCTACAATCTGCCCTTGACGATTTGGCCAGTAATGGATAGAATACAGTTATGAATTATTCCCGCACGGCACCTATCAGTTCAGTTGAAGTTGAATCTGAGTTGATTCGTCTTACAGCTGATATTGAGGCTGAGACAGAAGCGTTTGAAACGTTGGCAAAAGATCATGCTGTAAAAGAAGCTGAGTACAAGAAGCAGTGGTTTAAAGAGTATCTTGCTGCTGAAGGTGCTGTAAAGCAGAAAGAAAGCTGGGCAGGGTATAAGACTAGCGAATTGTACTATGACGCACAAGTTGCGGAGGCGCTAGTTAAAGCCAAGCGAGAAAAGCTGCATTCTTTGAGAACTGCTTGTGACGCTTTGCGAACGATTGCTGCAAATGTAAGATCGCAAGTTAAGTTTTAAGGAGATAATATGAGTAACTATTTAAATGTTGGATGTGGTCATCACTATGCTGAAGGCTGGATAAATACAGACGTTTGGGAAGATGAAAAGACTAAACCAGACGTGCTTGTTAAGCGTGATGAGCCGTATCCTTTTGAAGATAACTATTTTGATGCTATTTATTTAGGTCACGTGTTAGAGCATATTTCGTGGACTAAGATTGGAGTCTTCCTAAAGGAAATGGTTCGTGTTGCTAAGCCTGGAGCACCAGTGTTAGCAGTTGGTCCTGATGTTTATCGAACAATTGAGCGGTGGAAGAATGGTCAAGAGCCATGGGATATGGTGAAGTCAGTTATGGAGCATCAAGACATTGACGCACAACTGTACCATACTGCTGATGACGGATCATATGTCGCTTCTCCCCCTCTTACGCCTGAATGGTGGGATGGTGCGGCACATTACTGGAACTGCCACGAAGCTCGTTTAGAGCAAGTTATGAAAACACACTTTGGAGATGTTGAGGTGTACTCGTCTCTCATTGAAAGTGATTTGCCGGGTAACCGTGTTAATTGGTTTGATTCACGAAACAATATACGGTGGCCTGTTGTCGGGTACTGGTGGTGGCAGTGTGCCGTGGCGGGTAAGGTGCATAAATGATTCACAACATTGCAGATAATATTCAAAGCCTAGCAGTAGACATTGACTTATTGCGTCCGTTGGAGAACAACGCACGCCGAGGCAATGTTGATGCAATCATGGCGTCCTATAGCAAGTTTGGTCAGGTTAAGCCTATTGTGGCTGTAAGCGATGCTGATGGTTCATTGACAGTCATTGCAGGTAACCATCAGCTAGAAGCTGCTAAGCAGCTGGGATGGCAGCAGATTGCTGTGTCTGTTGTTGATCTAGACAACGATGATGCGCTGGCGTTTGCATTGGCAGACAACCGCATTTCTGACTTGGGTACAACTGACAATGAACTTCTGTACGAGTTGCTAACTGATGTCATTGGTGATGACGAGAGCTTTTTTGAAGTGCTAGGTTGGGATGACTTTTCAGTAGCGGCAATTGAGAACACAGTCATTACAGCTGAGTTGGCTAACGATAGCAATGCTGGATGGACTGCCCCTGAAATTGTTTTGAATGATGTAGGTGTAGACTCACCTCCTCCTGCAGCAATACCGCAGCCTAGTGGCTCTGGAGAGCAGCCTGCGCAGATTCCCACTCCAGACACTTCCACGATTGTTACTCAGGGCAGTACTAGTGCTGGTGTTTCTGGAGTCAACAATGCGTCCATTCAGTTTACGCTAGTGTTTGATAGTGCCGAGCAGCAGTCAAAGTGGTATGCGTTTATCAAGTGGCTTAGAGAAAGCCCTGTCTATGATGGCGAGACGACTTCAGATCGTCTGTTTGATTTCATTGCTCAGCATTCAGAGATGGGTTAAGTATGGCTAGACGGAGAATGTTTCTAGACATGAATTGTGTCGATGCGGCTCGTGAGCGTATTCGTCACGTGTATGACACTTTTGATACTGTGTGTATTCAGTTTAGTGGCGGTAAGGACTCCACGGCATGTCTTTATCTGGCGAAGGAAGTTCATGAAGAGCGTGGCCTTGGACCGGTTAAAGTGATTTTCCGTGATGAAGAAATGCTTTCTCCGGCTGTAGCAGAGTATGTGCAGAAGGTCAGCGAGTATGACTGGGTGGACATGGAGTGGTACTGCCTTCCTGTAGGTCAGGAAGTTTGGGTGCTTGGCGCACGAGAGTATGTCTTATTGTGGTCTCCGAAGCGAGCAGCTGAAGGAAGACTGTTTAGACCTTTCCCTGATAATGCTATTAGGGCGGAGCACTTTGGTATTGACCCCGGTAAGCCTATTCCTCGCAAGATTGACGAGTACACGATGCAGGGCAAGAAGGGACGTACAGCGTTTATTACGGGTGTTCGTGCAAATGAATCAATGATTCGTTATCGCACGGTTACTCAGAAACTCCATGAGAACTATATTAACCGCCCGTTCAAATTGTCAAAATCAATCCCGTTGCGCTTTGCTAAGATTATTTATGATTGGACTTCTGATGATGTTTTGAAGTTCATCTCAGAAGAGCATAATGCTCCTTACTGCGCTTACTATGATTATGCTGCTATGAGTGGGGCAAATCAACGAGTTGGGATTCCTCTTCACTCTGTTGCGTCTAGACGATTGATTGATGTTCTGCGTACTGAACCTGAATTCTACGATGAGCTATATCGATGCTTTCCTCAGATTGAAGCACAGCGGCAGTTGTGGTCAGAGTTTGATATTGAGAAAGTTATTGACATGTATGAGTCAATGAGTTGGACTGGAGTGAAGTACTGCATTGAGGACAACATTTTGACTCCGGGTTTGCGTAAAGCCGCAATGGTTTATAGTAACGATTTCAAGAAAAAGCATGTCAAAGACCCGTATGGGTATCCGATTGATCATTTAATTCGCACGCTGCTGCTTAACGAGTTTATTGGATCGCCTAGCCCGGTTGGTCCTAAGACAAAGGCGCATAATAAACGGAAAGCTTTGCTAGAGCAAGAGGACCAGATTATGATGGATGCAAACAGCCTTGACATGCAAGATGATAGAAGGTAAGGTACTTACATGGATTTAGCTAACATTACTGATATTAGGCCAGCCAAGTGGACATCTGCTTGTTATTTGGTTTCTCCTGATTACAAGAAAATGGAGAAGTCTATAAAGCAGTATGGTATTTTAAGCCCGATTGTGATTCAATCTAATGGTACTATTATTGATGGATTTCATCGCTGGAAGATCGCCAACGAACTAGAAATGGCAAAGCTACCTGTCGTTGTTATTGACATTGACGATATTGAAGCTATGCTGCTCCACATTGATTTGAATAGGTACCGTAGCATTGTTATTGCGAAGTACTTGTCTAATATGATGGGAGAGATTTTACAGTCTGGCCGTTACGATCATGATTCGTTGCGTAGCCGCATGAGCTTGACTTCTGAAGAGTTCGATATTTTAGCGGAAGGATCTTTGATTAAGATGCGTAAGATCAAGCAGCACACCTACTCACCTGCCTGGGTACCTATTGAGTCCAACACTGGTGAAGACATCAAGGTTGAGCGTGTTACTGGACATTCTGAGCAAGTGTAAAAGGTGAAGTCTATGGAGATGAATGCATACCAAGCTGCTGCTAAAGAAACCGCCGTGTTTCCTCCTGAGAAGGGTATAGAGTACACCACGTTAGGGCTAGTTAGCGAAGCAGGTGAAGTTGCTGATAAAGTTAAGAAAGTGATCCGTGATAGCGGCGGTCACTTCTCTGATGAAGTTAAAGAAGCGATCAAAAAGGAACTTGGCGATGTTCTCTGGTATGTGTCGGGTATGGCTTGGGAACTTGGCTTTACTTTAACAGATGTTGCTGAAACAAATATCTTAAAGTTGTCTAGCCGGTATGAGCGTGGTAAGATTGGTGGCTCTGGAGATGACAGATAATTATTCCTGGCGTTCTCTTTCCACGCCTATTAATAGCAACTCTGCAGAAGAGGCTTTGCGTCTTAGCAAGTCTGACTACAACGTGGTCTTAAACCCTATCTATGTTTGGGATCAGTTTCAGAGTAAGTATGTAGAAGTTGAAGATCGATTCTGTACTGGTAGACAGATTACAGACGCATTAGCAGATTCTGGCATGCGTCAGGAAAACTGGGAAGTCGTTAAAGACCGTTATGTTATTGTGCCTAACTCAGATATTGTGGAGCGGGCAACTTCAATTGTTGATGCTTTCAACGGTGCTGCACGTTTAGATAGTTGTGGTAATCTTGATGATGGCAGAAAGTTCTTTGTGGCAATCTTTACTGGAACGTTGGAGATTATAGGTTCTGGTGACAAAGACATGGTTGACACTTATGTCATCGCTATGACTTCTCACGACGGCTCTGTGCCTGTCTGCTATTACAACCTTGATGTTCGGAGGCGCAACAATTCGGTTTATCGCTTTACTGATGAAAGCGCTGACTTTTGTATCCGCAAACGTCATACTCCCAATCACGCTGATAGGGATAGTGAGGTGACTGAAGTTTTGACGATGCGCCAAGCGTGGAGTACGTCTTTCAAGGCGACACTTCAGAAGCTGCTTTCGCCCGTGTCTGAGTTTCAGTTTGAAAGCGTTTTGCATTCTCAATGGAACCCTAACACGGCGTCTTCTAAAAACAAGCGTGAGCACGCCGAAAACGTAATTGACACGATCAACTCTTTGTACCGTTCAGACTACAACTTCGGCATGTTTGGTCACAGCAAGTGGGCAGCGTTCAATGCAATTTGCGAGTACATTGATTTCCATAGGGATATCCCTGGTTTGGAAGCGGCTCAGCACTCTTTAGAGATTGACAACTTTAGTCATCGTTTAAAGGTGTCGTTGTACAACCAGCTCTGTTCCGTTTAAAGAATTATTTCAATCTTACGCCGTAGTCCCATGCCTAATCCGGCACAGGTGTTGAAGGCATGAACTGCAGCATCGACTTGGTCGTCGTGAACTCGGGCTTCAGGGAACGATGATAGTTCGTCAATAAAGTCAGTGTTCCAGTCAGCCCGCACTAACCTGACGTTTCCGTTGGCTACTGCTGCGGCAAAGGGTTTGGCTCTTGTGACTTTATCACCGGTTGCTCGTTGCCCTTTGAAGTCGTATCCTGGGAGAACATAACGGGCGTACTGATCAATAAGGTTTTTGCCTGCTGACCCCGGCTCTTGCTCCATTTGAATTGGAACTTCCGGCCCATCTTCAATTGCGGTGTCTCGAACAAATTTTTCTACACGGTCGCCCTTGGCCCTGATTCTTCTAACATCCAAAATATAAAACACACCGTTTTCAAACGCAGCCAAGCATCCTACTGTCCAGTCAGGATCAGGGTTGCTTGCAGTAGGCTCGGTGCCTGCCAAGTCCCAGAAGCGCACAATCTCTGTTTCTTTACTAAAGGACGGGATTTCTGTAAATTCAATGACTTCTAAATTGTTTCGGTCAAACATTGAGCCGAGTGTGGTTGCCCACCAGTCACCAAATTCAAGACGGTTTCTTTCAATAGGGTCTAGCTCTTGAAGCATGGCCCGGTAAGAGTCAGGGTCAATGCCGGGGTTGTCGGTAAGCATGGAAGGGATAAATATTCTTCCACTCTTTTCACCTTCCACGAGGAATCGTTGTCGGACCCAGTTGGGGGCGGGGTTTGTAGCACATCTCATTCTCAACGGCACTTGAGCTAGAGGGCCTGATGCTGGACGACGAAGACGGGAGAACATGTATCGGTAGTCAGACTCTCGAATTTCTGTAACCTCGTCCATACCAATGAATTGGAATTCCGAACCCTTGTATCTGAGGTAGTCGTTTACGTTGTTTAGGTATCCGAAGGTGATTCTAGCACCGGACGGAAATGTTGCGGTGTACTGGTTGGCGTTCCAATGAACGTCGTCGTATTGCATAATCCAGTCTCGGAAACGGTCCATGAGAGCGCCGGGTAGTGCAAGGTCAGCGTATGTACGTCTGAATAGGATTGCACTGTAGCCGGGAACATCGACGTACTGGAGAGCAGCCATAATTAGTGCTGAAGACTTGCCACCACCTGCTGCACCACCAAACATGACTTCTTGTCCCACGGATTTTAGGAATACTTTCTGAGTTATTGAGGGTTCTTCAACCCAGTAGTCTGAACGCCGTGGCTCCAGATACTCTCTAATTTTTTCCCAATCCTGAGTTTGCACTGACATATCTGCTTGTCTCCTAGAGGTTTTCACGGTAAAGTATACCTATGAAGAAATTTCTGTCCCGTTCTGTAGCGGCTCATGTTTGCATGGGCGCTGGCATTCTTTTTATCGGCTTTGGTATTAGTATACTAAGTTTGGGATGGGGGCTGGCAAGTGCTGGTCTTGCTTGTGGAATTTACGGGTACTTATTAGGGGCTGAATAATGGCGTGGAACTCTAGTTCAAATAAATCACTTCAATCAGGGGTTACAGAAAAAGCAGCGCAGATTGCTGTGGGTGCTCCTGTTGCGTACAGTCCAACCATTCAGAACAATAATCGTGGCTATCACGACGGTTGGGATATTGTTAAGACTTATAAAGAGGCTGTTGCTAAGGTAACTTGGGTTTACCGATCAATTGATGTTATTGCATCTAACCAAGCTAGTCTTCCCATGATTCTACGTAAAGACAACAATCCTTTTGGTGAGATTGTAACAGAAAACCCTATTCTTAAGATTTTCAATAACACTGCGAATATGGGTGAGAATGCTTGGGCGTTTCGTTATAGAATGAGTTCGCAGTTGATGATGAGCACGAGAGGCGTGTTTGTTGAGGTTGTGCGATCTAGAGATGGTACGCCTATTGCTATGCATTTGTTACCACCTCAGAACACTTCGCCAATTCCATGTGTAAAGAACTTTGTTAAGGGGTTTGAGGTTCAGATCAATGCTATGGAGAAGCGGATCATTAAGCCTAAAGATGTGATTTGGATTCGTAGACCTCATCCGCTTGATCCGTATTTGTCGATGACTCCGATGGAAGCGTCGGGTATTGCGATTGAGCAAGAGACTTTGGCTAAGCTTTATAATAGAAACTTCTTGATTAATGATGGTCGCCCCGGTGGCTTGCTTGTGTTGCGTAGTGAGATTTCTGAAGAAGATAAAGATGAGTTGCGGTCTCGCTTCCGTGGGAATATTGGTAGAGCTGGTGCGGTCGGTGTAATTTCTGCAGATGATGGTGCTGACTTTGTGGATACTGCTGCTAGCCCTCGTGATGCTTCTTATCAGCAGATGCGTACAATTACGAAGGAAGAAATTTTAGCGGCGTTTGGTGTACCAGAGTCTATTATTGGCAACTCTGCTAATCGAACGTTTTCTAATGCAATGGAGGAGGGCAAAGTCTTCTGGATGGAGACTATGACTCCTCATTTGAATCTTATTGCTCGTTCGTTTGACGCTATTGATGAGTCATACTTTGTAGACTTTGATACGTCTGATGTTCCGATTTTGATTCTGTCGAAGCAGGAGCGAGAGAAGCACTACTTGTCAGAGTTCCAGCAGGGGCTGATTAGTACTAATGAGTATAGAGAGGCGGCAGCCCGTAAGAAGGTTGAGTCTGAGCTTGCTGATTCACTGCTGGCTAATCCCAACCTTACTCCTGTTGCTAATACTGAAAAGCCTATGCAGCCTGAAGGACAGGATCAAGGCATGGGTGCTGATGCTGGTATGGCTGGCATGGGCGGCATGGGCGGCATGGGCGGTATGGACCCAATGGCTGGCGGTGCTCCTGCTGCTCCCGCTCCTCCTGATGGTGGGTTTGTCGAAGCTGGTGTTCCTCTTCAGCAGCAAGCTACCGCCGCTCTACAGCAGCAGGTCACAGAGTTTAGTCCCGAACAAGGCGCTTTTGTTCCGATGGGCGATGTTCAAGGAACCCAGCAGATTGAAGCCCCCGCAAGTGCCGTTCCTAGCGAACTAGACGATGAGGAGGACGAGGAGGGCCAGGAGGGTGAGAAGAGTCTCCCTTTAGAACGAAGACTGGCGCTGCTGGAGGACCTTCTCTCTTAAACGCTTCCGACTGGAAGACTAAAACTTTATACACAGTCAGCTCTTTAGAAGACAGACTAAACTCAGAACTTGACAAAGTTTTTGACGATCAAGAGCAGGCTGTTCTAGATGAGTTAGATAGCGATGCTGTCCAAGCCGCAATTGCGAGTGGCTCTGTGGCTCTAATTCTTTCTGCAATTCCTGTGGCGTTACTTACACCGTCAACTATTGCGTTGTTGGCTTCTATGGCAGCCACGTATCGTAAAGCGGTTGAAGACAATATTGAAGAAGGATATGGCGCTCCTGTCTCTGAGCAAGTGTCAGAAGCAGCGACATCTGAACACTTAGCAGCAGTCAATAATTTTAACACAACCACGCAAGAAGAAGTTGCGGCTGCTTTAGTCACTGCTGCACAATTGACTGATGAGAATGATGGTGATGTTGATATCGCTTTAAAGATCGCTTTAGCGTATTCTTTGATCAAAGCCATTTTCAATAAACTTCGAACAAAGCGTCGAAAGTTGATTGTTGATGCTGCTGTTTTAGGGCCGTACAATCAAGGCTTGTATGATTCGGCAGTTGCGGAAGAGCAAAGAACGGGTCAAATTGTACAAAAACAGTGGGTATCTTTAATGGATGAGCGGGTTAGGTCTGCCCATAGGCAGTTACATGGTGAAAAAGTTGCTGTCGGTACACCGTTTTTTGTGAATGGTGTATCTATTCGATTCCCGAAAGACCCTTTGGCTCCGCCCGGTTTGACGATCAATTGTCGTTGTATTCTGCGCTTCAGCAGGTAGTTTATATATAAGTATTTATATATAGTAGCGGCTGGGCACCCCCTTGGGTCTGTACAATATAACATAGGAGACTAGTCCTCAGAGGAGAGTTATGACTGTTGCAGAACTAAATGACACCGAGCACGACACCCAATTCAAGGCTATTTCAGGCCAGATTGGTATCGACAAGGCTCAAGGCATCGTTGAAGCCTTTGTGTCAGGTATTGGAAATAAAGATTCTGTTGGCGACATCGTTATCGCAGGTGCGTTTAACGGGTCTCTAAAGCGACGCAAACCACGGGTTGTTTGGGGCCACGATTGGAATCAGCCCATCGGTAAGGTTCTAGAGATTTATGAAGTCCCAAAGACTGATCCACGCCTGCCTGAAAAGATGAAGCAGGCTAATGTTGGTGGCTTGTTTGCTAAGGTTCAGTTCAACCTTAATACTGAACGTGGCCGTGAGGCATTTGCTAATGTGGCATTTTACGGCAATGAACAGGAGTGGTCAATTGGTTACAAGACCATTACTGCAGATTTTGATGCAGTTAAGCAGGCTAACATTCTCAAAGAGGTAGAGTTGTACGAAATTTCTCCTGTTCTGCATGGAGCGAATCAGTTGACCGCAACGATTTCTGTTAAAGATGATGAAAAGGGCAAGGCATCCAAAGGCTACTATGTTGAGGATGAAGACAAAGACGGCCCTGCTAGTACGATGGATGCAATGTCAGAGCGTTTGGGACGGATGCTGTCTCAGGCTTTGCGTAAGCCCGTTCAGATTATTGAAATGGACGGCAACAACGTTGTATTCCAGACAGGTGAAGACATGACATGGAGCGCCACTATTTCTGTTGAAAATGGTCAGGTTCAGGTTGGTCGGCCTACACGTGTAAAGCCCACAACAAGCTACACCCCGGTAGGGGAGGAGGCACCCCCTTCAATGATGATTAAAGACACTGACGAAAAAGATGCTGAAGAGCCTGCAGGCGTGAGAGACGCTGATGATGAGCAGGGTTCGTGGGCTACCCCGGATATTGCTCTTGCGTGGGCTAAGACCTTTGGTTGCTCTGGTTATCACTCTCATGGCGGTGGTTACATGCCGTGTGAAACGCATGAAGAGTATTTAGAAGCACTTAAAAAGTTTGATGGTAATGCTAACATCAACTCGCATAACAACTACCTTGCTGGGGTTGAGGTTGAAGAAGCAAAGGCTGCAGGGTGTTCTTGTGGAACTGAAGAAAAGGGACACATGATGCCCAGCAAGAAGCCTGAGTATCTTAAGGACCCCATGGCTCTGCTGCTTATGGCTTACAATGAGATGTTGAAGCTTCGTGGTGCTGGTGATTTGCGTGAGGCCACGTTGACTCTGATCGGTGCGGTCGAAGATTTCTTGACTGAGGCCCCGATGTCTCGTCCTGGCGAGCAAGGCGAGAAGGTCACTTCAGGCTTTGTTGTCCATGTCAAGTGTTCAGAGAAAGAAGCACTGGCTGTTAACGGCGCTATGTCTGACCTGCCTGTGTTCTCGTTTAAGTCAGAAGATGGCGTTGATGTCCACTTTACGACAGAGCTTGAAGAAGAAGAACTGATGGAAAAAGTCGCTGTGTCTCTTGCGGGATTAGCGTTTGAGCCTGAGGTAACCGTAACAAGACCGATTGACACCACCGAGGGTGTTCAGTAAGATATTCTCTATAAGGATACAGGAGTAAAAATGAGTGATAACCTTAATGAAGACCTTCAGAAGATGGAAGCTTTGAGCGAAGTCATTGATTCTGGGGAAAGCATGTCTGCCGAAGAGAAGGCTATGCATGATATGAAGAAGAACGCACCGTCTGTGTTTATGACTGACATTCGTTTCAAGGAGTCAATGGAAGTTGGCGATTTGCTTAGCGAAGAAGCTTTCATGTCTCTTGATGCTGATGAGCAGAAGGGCTATGAGATGGTTCAGGTCATGGACGAGAAGAGCAAGGAGCCTATGGGCTGGGTGTTCCGTTTTAAGTCTGATGAAGATGATGACGACGCTGAAGACATTGTTGAAGAGGTCGTTGAAGATGCGGTTGAAGAAGCCGTGGAAGAAAAGTCAGATGCTGATCCTATCTCAGAAAAGGCCGCTGCGCTCATGTCGCAGATGCGTGCCCCTGATGATGAAAAGCCTTCCATGTTCCTGACCGATAGCCGGTTCAAGGAAATGGTGGATGCTGGTGAGCTTGTTTCATCAGAAGACTATGACGGTTTAGACGAAGACGCTAAAGAAGCGTTTGAGGCTGTTGATGTCTACGAAGAAGGCACCGGCAAGGGGTACGGTCGTCGTTACCGTCGCCGCAGCCCCCTTGAGTTGACAGCAATGCGTAAGGGCCAGCACATGGATGAAAAGGCTGAAGACGGCATGGAAGACATGTTTGATTCAGAGGCTGAAGCCCTTGAGCGTGCTGCAGCGCTAGGTTGTCAGGGTGTTCATCGTGCAGGCGAAAAGTTTATGCCTTGCGCAACCCACGATGATTGGATGAAGCTTAGCAAGCCTGCTGAGGCACCGGCTCCTACTCCGGCCCCTGCCCCCGCTCCGGCTGCTCCTGCTCCCGCTCCGGCTGCTGCCCCTGGTGGCATGATGAAGTCAGAAGAAGAGTTCCTCTGTGGTTTCCAGCGCAAGTCAGTTGAACAGCCTTGCGAGTTCTGCACAGGCGGCTGCGCTCCTGAAGATGGCCTTCCAGGGCTTGCTGACATTGAAAGTCAGGTCAAGTCAGCTTATGAGGGTTCTGAAATTATTGGCTCAGGCTACTCAGCCGGTGACGACGTATTCGTTGTCGATGTCAAGCGGGCTGACGGTTCCTTTATTGAAGTGTTCCTGACCGGCGACGGCGAGGAGCTTGGTTGGCTGCGTTTGGATCAGAGCGCTATTGAAGGCAAGTCAGCTGAAGCCATTGAGATTGTTTCTAAGTCTGATGCTGAAGCTACGGCACGTGACGCTATTAGCGAGCTGGGAATCAAGGCTGAGGTCATGAGCGTTACTGTTGACATCTTCGCAGATGAAGATGTGTACGTAGTTGAGCTTGATGCTGAAGAGAAGAGCTACGACGTGTTTATTGCTGCTGATGGTAAGGTGCTAGGCTACGATGAGTACGATTATGATGCTGAGGGTTCATATGAGCTTTCTGAAGAGGAAGAGATTAAGGCTATTGAGGCCGAGCTTGAGATCAAGCGGATGTACTCTCGTGAACAGCGTGAGGCCATGGCTGAGTCAGGTGAGGCTCTTCCTGATGGTTCTTTCCCGATTGCTGATGAGGCTGACCTGAGCAACGCTATCCAAGCGGTGGGTCGTGCGGCTGATCAAGAAGCGGCTAAGACGCATATCATGAAGCGTGCTAAGGAACTGAAGTTGGAAGATATGATTCCTGCTGATTTTGCTAGCGGCGGATCGCCTGCTCCTGCAGCACCTGCTGCTGACGCTGAAGAGAAAGCGCTAGACGAAGACATTCTTAAGGCGATGGAAGAATTCAACAGCCTGTTGGAAGACGATTCTATCTGATATTCTAGGAGGCATAGTATCATGCAACCTAGCCAAGTAACACAAAGGATTGCTGCTGCTAATCAAACTTTAGCAGAATTAGGAGCTTACGCTGTTCTTGGCTACCACGTTAGAGATAACGAGGTAGAATACCTGTACAGAGATGGATTAGAGCATGTCTTTAGTCCCTTAGAAACCGCTGGGGATTCGGATGACGATTGAGTTTAAAGCACCTGAGATTGGGCCAAACGCTGATGCTTTGACTAGCCTTACACGAGGGCGTGGTCCTCGTCGTGGTAATCTTGAGGACCTTCTCAAGTATTGGCGTCCGATTATGAAGAAGCCGGGTGGCTTCCGTCGTTGTGTTGTTATCCTTATGGATAAGCCGCAGTTTGGTGGTAAGCCTCAGCGTATTTGTGCTTGGCTTCACCACGAGTTGACTGGCAAGTGGCCCAACGAGGGCAAGGGCAAGCGTGGTAGAGGTAAAGGCAAACGTAAGCGTCGTGGCCGTTCGGTGACTCGTCGTGTTCGTTCTGCAGGCAAGAAGTCTTTGACTGGCATTTCACCTTTAACTGAAGTTACTTCGTTGCGTATGACGATTCGTGAGTCTCGTGAGTTTGGCGGTATTCTTGTGCAGCCTATTGCTGGTCGTAAGAATGCTGTGGAGATGAAGGCTGCGATGTTCTTGCAGCATTCGGAGCGGTTGCCTTTGTTTGCTGGTAACGAAGTTAAGCGTGTTGGTGCGTTTGGTGCTTCTAGCCGTTTGGGTCAGGCTGCGCAGGCTGCGGGCAGTATTATTCTTCCGGGCGATTTGTCTGATATTCGTAGCCCTATCCGCTCTCAGATTTATGAAACGCTGACTCCTGGCGTTCCGAATATTCCTAATGCTCGTGGCGGTCGTATCCTGCGAAGCACAGGGCGTGGTGCTCGTAACAAGTTCCGTTGTCCTCCAGGCTTTGAGAAGGGTGGCACATTTACTAACTCCGAGTTTTCGACATGTGGTGCACAGATTTTGGGTATTGCTAGTATTGGACCGGGTTCGCCTACTGCTGAAGCAAACAATCGACTTTCTCGTTTGGCCAACACTGCAGGTTTAGTTAATGAAATTGGCGACCTTCGCAACAACGACAGTGCTGTAGATATTATTCGTGCAGCTCAGATTCCTGCTGCGCCCAAGAAGGGTAGCCCTACCCGGGCACAAACGTCTATTGATTTGGTGTTGACACGCTATGAGGCAGAAGATTTCCCAACTAAAGTTGTTCGCCGTGATGGTGTGATTTTAGAGCCTGTTGTTTCAATTGAAGCGCTTGGTAAACTTAACGAGTTTGATGACATGGCTGACGGTAGCCTTATTGAAAGATATGAGGCAGGTCAGATTGGTGCTTCTACTGTTCCTGCGTTCAGCACAAATTTGCGTAACGTGTTTGTTTCTATCCCTGATGCTGGCGCTGTCCAGATCAGTCGTGTTGGTGGAGAAATTTCTGATGCGGAACGGTCAGGGCTAATTCGTTCGTTTGCTACTGGTATAAGCCGAAGCGCTGATTTGCCTGATCCTTCTGCTGCTGTTCGGGCATGGGCCGACGGTTCTGATGGCCGGTTTACTGTGGAGTTTGGTGAAGTGACCGAGACCGGCTTTGAAGTTGCTGAGGGCAAGAACGACTTGATTAAGGTTGCTACGGCTGGTGGCAAGACTGAAACAGTGCCTCGTTGGGTTTATGAAACGTTCTTGTCTCGTTCTGCGCCACGTCGTGCCAAAGATGCTCCAATTTATGAGATTGTTGCTGAGGGAGGTGCGGAAGAGAAGAGTGGTTCACCGTTTACTTTCTCTCAGAAGTCAGTACCTGTTGCTACTGACTTTACTGATGTGCTTGATGCGAAGTATTATCACATGTCTGTCAATAGTAAGATTGAAGCGTTTACGTCTTTGACTGAGATTGATTTTAAGGCTCCTAGAGGTCGTGGTTTGGGTCGCCGGATCGGGCGTGGTGGTCGTGCTGTTGGTGGCCGTAGCCGTGCGGTGTTTGATGGTAACTTGGGTAGATATCGTTGTCCTCCTGGCACTCGTTATGGCGGTCGGTTCTCTAACCAGTTTGCTAGCAACTGTGGTTATTCTCTTCCACGTCAGATTGTTAATAACCTTGTTGATTTGGGTACCCGTCTTGAAGACGCTATGGAACGGCGGCGTCGTCGCCGGTTGGACACGAGTCCGGGTGATGGTCGAAGCAATTTGAAGCCTGAGACGGCAGAGAAGCTTGATGATGCTATTCGTACTCTTGATGCTGCTACTGGTGATTTGGGTAGGGTGTTTGAGAAGACTGAGGGTGTTGAAGGCGGTAAGTTGGGTCGCACGCTTGGTGAGGCTCAGCGTGATGTTGATTTGACTCCTGAAGAGCGTCAGTTGCTTGAGGGTGAGGCTTTGGAGGCGGCGCTTCAGAATCTTCGTGATGTTATGAATGATCAGGATTTGGCTAACGCTAATTTGGATGAGATTCGTAAGGCGTATAAGGCTGTTGAGAAGGCTGCGAATACTGAGGCTGGGCGTTTGTCTGATAATCCTCCTCGTACTCCTGAGCAGCGGAGTCGGCAGGATGGTATTCTTGGCTTCTTGAGAGAGTTGATTCTGCGTTTCTTGGGTCTTTGGAATGAAGACTTTGAGCGTGAGCGTGCTGGTCGTCGCCAAGATGCCGTTCCGGGTGATGAGGGTGGCCCTGGTGGTCCTCGTCCTCCTCGTCGTCCTAGAGCGCCGGGTGTGCCGGGTGATGGCCCTGATAGTCGGGATCGTGATAGGGATGTTCTTCCAAGGGCGCCTCGTCGTCCCGGTGAACCTCCTACTGATGAAGAGCGCCGTGAAGACAGACGCCGTGTCAGAGAGTTGTCTGATGACGAGTTGTTGAGACAGTATCAGAGCATAGAAGACCGTTTTGACGGTGATGTTCGTCGTGGCGAATACAAGAGATTACTTGAAGCAGAAATTAGGCGTCGTGGGCTTGACCCCAATCAGCCTGTAGACAGAGGCGATCTCTTCCCACGTAGAGATGATGACGATCCTGAAAACATAATGGACGAGTTTGCACGAGTTCTTCAAGAGTTCCGTGAGCGGGCTGAAGAATACAGAGTTTCTGGTGGCGGCAGGACCTTAGATTTTGTTCAGTCACTAGATGATGACGATTTAGATAAATACATTAATGCGTTTGAAGCTGCTGCTGAGGCTATGGCTGACAACCCGCAGTTTGATGATATTCGTGCGGCTTTGGAGCGTTTACGGGCTGAAAGAGATCGCCGCAACAGAAGCCGTAGCCTTGTTAATGCTAACTTGCGAGATCGTTTTGATCTTGAAACTGATGAGGGCATGGCGGAAGCAATTCAGCATTTTTATGATCTAGCTGAGGAATATAACGCTAGAGACGCTATGACTGTAGACTTCATTCAACTTCTTAATGACGACGAAGTCGCTTTCTTCCAAGACGTATTTGATCAAGCGCTTATTCAGTTCCCTGAGGTAGCGCAGCGTGATAATGCGTTTATGAAGATTGCTGCCCGCTTAGCGGATGAACGAGATCGTCGTGACCGCCTAAACAAGGTGCCTGCCTCAGAGATTAAACCTGAAGATTATCAACGGGTCCTTGCGGAGATGGAAGCGCATATGGAGCGTTACAGGGTTGCTGGCGGCGGCATGACTCTTGATTTCTTTAATGCTATTTCTGATGATGATTTGATTAAGTATCGGCGTGCTGTGCGTGAGGGTATAGATGCTAATGCGGTTCCGGCTGATGAAATCGGAAACTTGCAAGAGCTGCTGAAGCGTATGGATAACGAGTTTGATCGTCGTTTCCAAGGCCCAGGTAAGCGTCCTCGTATTGAGTCGGAAGAAAACAACATTAAGGATAAGTTTGATCTAGACGAAAACGCTGATTTGTTTGCGGTTATTGCCGAGTTCGAGAAGCGGGCTGCAGACTTTAAGGTTTCTGGCGGTGGCATGACTCAAAACATGTTGGAGACTTTGAGTGATGACGAACTTGACGTTTTCTTTAAGGCTCATCTGCGGCTATCGGACCTTTACGCAGCTGAAGGCCGTGAGGGGTTAGAAGACCTTGAGGAACTTATTGGCCGTCTTGCGGGAGAGCGTGATCGTCGTAGATTGCGGCAGGCCGTTGAGATTCCACGTTCTGATCCTGATAGCCGTTCGTTGCGGAATGTGAATAATAGGTTCCCACGGAATGGTTTGCCGGGTCGTGCTTACTGGCGTGATGATGATTATAACGGTACTGATGCTGCCGAGTTGGATAGGCGTTTTGGTGATTACTATGATGCTGATAACAATTTGAATGATCGTGGCCGTGAGGTTAATCGTCGTCTTCGTCCTAGTGATCCTACTGATCCTAATGCTGGTGCCGGTGGTGCACCGGAGCCGCCTGATCCGAATGATCCTGATGTTCTTGATCGGTTTAGCGATGATGAGCTTAAGGCGTTGATTGAGGCTGGCGATGATTTGCCTTTCAATCTTCGACGTATTTCTGATGATGACTTGAATCGTGTGGATCGCATTGCCGCCGAAATGGCGCTAGAAAACAGAAACGCTGTCAATCTACGCAACTATGGAGCGATTGCCCGAGAGTATAATGCTCTTCAGGATGGTACGAGAGACCCGAATCGTTTAGGTGTGAACGTTCCTGGGTCTGCGTCTAACAGGCCGCAGCGTCTGCCGCAATACAGGAATGATCCAGGCTTTAATAGTTTGGACCGGAGATCACCTGCGTCGATGCCTGAACTTGATAATCTGACTCCCGAGCAGGTTGATAACTTGGTGGGTGCGGCTGTTCGTGAGCATCAAGAAGTTCTGCAATTGCTTCTCAATGATGTTGGTGATCTTCAGGATGGTTGGAATGTGGCTGATCTTGAAGCAGCGGTTTTTAGAGCAATAGAAGCGAACCCTGATCAGTCTCGCATACTTTCGACACGACTTCAAACGTTCCGTGAGTTGAACCAAATGGTCGATGGTCTACGGTTTGTTCGTGAAGAACAAGCTTTTGATGCAAATGATACTGCTGCTCGTGTGGCTAGTGATTTAGATATTTTGCAAGAGTATCTGCCACGTCTTGATGCGAATCGCCGTGAAGGCATTATGGGTTTGCGTGATAATCCAGATGTGGCTCTTAATCGAATTGGTCCAGACTTTGATTTCCTTGTTGATGGTGCCCCTTCAGCTAATCGGGTAGTTGACGAACCAGAGGTTGATATTAATATTAACCGGGTTGATGCTAATTATGATGATGCGCTTAATAGGTTTGACGCTGACCCAGATCGTTTCCTTTCTGGCCTTGATTTGTTCTCCGCTGAGGAATTGTTAGAAAGGTTCGATGCTAGAGTCGGCGCTGGCGAAGGCGTTGATCCTCAATTAAGGGCAGCAGTAAAAGACAGATATGCTGATTTGTTAAATATTAACGACGGCGATGTGGCTGATTTGGCACGACGCATGGCGAACATGGACGATGCGATGCTGGATGATATGAGTCCTCGTGATCGTGCAATTCGGCAAGCTCGTTTACGTGCGGGCAATCCTGCGGGTGGTCCTCCGTCTAGAGCGGCTGTGGAGCAGGCTGACAGGTTGCGTGCTGCTGATCAGCGGCGTGCTGATGCTGACAGAGGCGGCGCTCCTTCAGGGGGTCCTTTTGAGTTTACGGAAGGAATGACTAGCCGTGAGCGGTTTGATGCTGTTATTGATGCAGCAGATGCTGATCCTGCGGGCGTGAGATTACAGGGGTACTTAGAAAATATGTCTCCTGAAGAGTTTGGGCGTTTCGAACGTGAGTATGCTTCGTTATTGGCGTTTGCGGCTCAACGTGACGCTAATGGTCTTTCTGAAGATGATGTTCAACGGTATTTCGAATACTTAGGTGACGCTATGGACCGTGAGCGGGCTAGGCGTGGAAACATTAGCCGTTTCCAGTTGGACAGAGATTTGCAGGATCGTTCCGATGAAGCTTTGCAAGCACACATAGAGCACTTACGAAGCAACAAAGTTTGGGGTCTTGACACGCTGGGTAGAGATGTTGATGAATTAGATGCTTTGATTAATAGACTTCAGAGTGAGGTAGAAGCTAGAAGACTTAGGAACCTGGGTAGTGTTACTCCTGACCTTGTGGATCAGCCTCGGCAGGGCGATGCCGCTTTAAGGGCGAGAATTAGAAACACAATATTTGCAGAGAATATGTCTGCTGATAAAATACCAGAACTAAAAGGTATGCTGAAAAACGAAATGGTGATGGCGGAAGCTTCAACTAATGAGATGTTGCGGTATAGAGAACGCATTCTAAACAGCACGAATCTTTCTGACAGTCAGAAAGATGATCTGATGCGATCTTGGAACGGTGCGATGCGGATCAGAGGAGATAGAAGTTTTGAAAGAAACCTTCCTCTGAATGAAAGGTCAGTTGAGGCTATTGATCGCCATTTAGAGTATGTTCAAGAACGCCTTGACAACATGGACCCAAACATCACAGACGAAAATGGTCTTCGTACTTTACGTGAGGAACTTCTTGATGGGCGTGCGGTTGCGTCAGCTCGGGCTAATCTTGGAGACGCTGTTGATAACAAACCACAGTTGTCTGATAGATGGCGCAACGTGGCTAGATGGAACTTCCTTAAAGCTAGACGGCAGCGTCAGCAAAAGCGTGAGCAGAAGATTAAAGACATTGCTGAGCGGCGTTATAGTGATAGGGAACCGCCGCCGTGGGATATTGGCGGACGTGATGGCCTGAGTGCGATGACTGATGCGCAAGTTGAATCACGAATCAGAGATGCGTTCTTATTGGGTACGGATCAGCCGGTTCAGGTTGGGTCTGTAGAGATTAATGGTGAGACGTACACGAAGCAGATTATTCCCACGACTGATGGACGTGGCGATGGTGTTTTCATTTCACGTGACGGCGCTAATGGAAAGATCCTGCAGATTGATGTTCAGTCTAGTATGAAATTCCAACTATTAGATTCTAATGGTAATGTTGTTGCTGAAGAAACTTATTCCGAAAACGATGGAGGGTTCCGGCTAGGTAGAATGTCTCGTACCATCACTTGGGATGCGGCGGGTAACGGTAAGGTTAAGCATAATTTGTTAGGCACGAGCCGTGTTATAAACTTTGAGGGACAAGACATTTCGTTTGCCGGTGGCGGTTTCACTGAAGAGATGTTTAACAACAACTTGTTGTTCTATAGAAATATGGGTGTTAACAAAGTTAAGGTTGGTGCTGTTGATGATGGCCGAGTTGTTTGGCCTCGCATCGGCTTTAGAGATGATAATCCTAATCACATTAGGAACCTTAACGAGCAGATGGTTGAGGTTTTGCGGGATTACAACGGTTATAAAGAAGCGAAACGTACAGGTATTGAACCTACTTTGAAGCAGCGTACCGCAAAGGCTCTTATTCAGGATGATGTGAGGGCTGAACGTATTGAGGCTATGGTTGAGCCTTTATTGAACGTTGAGAACCTACCGCAGTTTATGGCTAGCATGGATGCTGACGATGTTAATGAACTGCCAGACATGCATGATTTCATGTTGGCGTTGGAAGGTGAGGGTATTAGAAACTCTGTTGCGTTCCAGATGTTTAGAGGCGGTGGAGTTTACATCGGCACCGAGCAAGCCGACGATCCCGCTAACAATATTGGTGCTTTAGATGCAGATATGGTTGATCAGTTGCTTGCTGATGACCCTGAGCTAGCAGGTTTGAGGCTTCCCAACCCGTTTAGGGGTACCACGTTCAGTGACGGTACTTGGGATATTACAGATATTTTGAGTGATGCTGACAACGATCCACGTCAGGTAACACCTGATTTGATTGATCGTTATGATAGTCCTCCAGAGCCGTCGATTCCTTCGATTCCTTCGGTACCTTCAGGACCTCCTCCTCGTCAGAAGGCGGCTTCAGCAAGTCAGAGAATGAACCCTGAAATTAGCGTAACTGACCAGCGTCCGGTTCCGATTGTTCCTGATGGCGCTAATGGTATTAATACTGTTGATGACGCTCTTGCTTACTTAGCTGATAGTAACAATAAGGTTTCGGATATTCCAAGTAGCATGGTTAACCAAGTGCTTTTGAAGATGTCGAATGTGTCTAGGATGAATCGTCTAGATAACAGAAGTGATCGTCAGATTCGAGAAGCACTAGAAGCAGGTGAGATGCGAGGGCTAGCTGACCTGGGCATCACTTTGAGCACAATGTCTGATTCAGATTTAAGGCGTTTATATTCCATCCGACAAAATCTTGGCTCTGAGATAGACAATGCTTTCATTAGACAGGTTGATAGGGAACATCGTAATTTGATCGATGGGACTAGATCCCCTGATCGTTTGGGTGACTTAAGGTTTACCATTTTAGGATCACCGAGTGCTGGGGTTAACAACAACGACCCTGGCTTTAATGGTACGCAAATTCTTCGAGACAATGAAACTGGAAACACGTTTATAGTTAAGTTTAATGATGGTCGTGCTTATGGCGTTGACGAGTCTGGCGCTGAGCTTATTGGTCGTGCTTTGGGTGTCCGCATGGGCTTTGCTATGGGTCAGATGAGGATTGATGGTCCCGTAAACGACAACATTAACCCTAACTATGTAGCGAATCAGGAAGCTCGTGGTCTTATTGGTGAGGCGTTGCATAATGTTATTCCAGATGGGGCTGATCCAGACAGTATACAAGTTGGTGTTGAAGTAGGACCCGACGGTCTTGTTGGAGCTACTGGGGAACTGTTAGACGATATGACGCATATGGCGCTTCTAGACGGATTAATTGCTAACTCCGATAGGCACGACGGTAACTGGATGTCGTATATTGACGCAGACGGTAACCGTAGGATTGTTCCAATTGATATGGGTCTTGCTATGCGGGGCCGTCAACTGTCCGAAGAATACGGATACGGGCGAGGCCATAATGACGGAGACTGGTTCTTTATGGAAGGTTTGTCTCCTGAAGATCAGCTGAGAGCTTGGGCGAATGACGGCTGGGGGGGTAGGATTAACGATGCAGTTGATGGTGATGCCAACCGAGCGGTACCTGACCGTGCAGTGAGCGGCGTGATGCGAGGGTTACGAGATGCTGTTGCAGGAAATGCTGAGCGACGGAAAGAAGTTGCAGAATCTTTTGATCGTGCTCTTGAGAGATTACGTGCTGCACATCAGGCTGAAGACATAAGAGGCGTTATTGGAGACATTCGTAATGAGCATGGTGGGCTAGATAGCGAGGGATGGAAGCGTTCTGAAGACATGTTCTTGGAAAGATATGGATGGCTGATTGACTCAGATGTTGATGGAGATCAACTCATTGACATCTTGCTGACAGCTGATGACAATTTCTTCCGTCACCGGGATTGGGTAAATCCTCGTCTACGCTTCGATCAGGGCGAGTCCGCAGCACGTCTTTAAAATTGCTATTGACATGAGATTAAGGTAGACTAGTAATATGCAAAAATTTGAAATTTATAATCTACAATCCCAGCTTGTTGCTACTGTTACTCAAACTGGTAACGGGTTAGTTCTGGGCGACCAAGGCAACCCCAATGTTATTGAGCATTTAAAAGACAGAATTGAAGGCGAAAGACTAAACACTATGGAAGACCTGGCCAGATCAGGCTTTTCATACTATAATGTTATAAGCGTGGTTGATGACCAAACCACTGGAGAACTGCAATGAAACACTATGTTTTAACTAAAAACGCTACGATGCTTCTTACCGTTTCTAGTCTTAACTCTGTAGAGTTTTTTGTTAAGCGTGGCTTTGAAGAAGAGGCGTCTGAACTTGAACTAGAGATGAGTATTCGGGCTACCCGTGAGCCTGATACTGACATGTATACGCCCACCAGAATTAAGCGACGTTTTCCAGATGCTATTGAAGTAGATTCAGCTAAGTTTGAAGATGCTCGCAAAAAAGTTGAGCAGTTTAACGCTGATTATGATGATAATGTTGCTGAGCTTGAAGCTATGTCTTTAGAAGACTTAAAAACTTATATCTCCACGGCTCCTGCTAGAATGCCGAAACTAGTGAACTATAAGCAACTTAACGAGTTGTGGCAGGTGTTGTACGCTAGTAGTGAATCAGGGTTTATGGCTATTGATGAAGAGGACAGAGAAGACGAAGAAGTTAGAGAAGATATTCATGCGTTGTATACGTTGTTGAAAGATGCTGAGATTACTAACGATAACTCTTCGATTAAAGAAGTTTTGAAATTAGCGAAGTTTGTTTCTCCTGATGCTATAGGTGTTACTTTTGAGGCAATTGAGCCGGAGGATGATGCTGATGGCTAAGGACCCTTTAGAAGGACAGACAGTACCTACGAAAGAAATGGCGGAAAACCTATCAGACATTCTGGGCTGCACTGGTGCCCACAAAGTCGGTGATGACGCTTGGGGTCCGTGCGAGTCCGCTGAAGATTTGCAGCAGCTTATTAAGCTAGGTAATCCTGCTTTTCGTGAATGGAAAGAACAACAAGGAAAGAAAACTGGCAGTAAAGAAATGCTGCGGTTGAAAGCCGCTAAAGGAAAGAGCGTGTTTTCTTCTCGGGCTGAAGCAGAGCAGGCCGCTGTCAAGTTAGGTTGTTTTGGGGCGCATCAAACTGCTCAAGGCAAGTGGGCACCTTGTGCTACACCTGAAGAGCATAATGCTGCCCACGGTAACGGCGGCAATGGGTCTGCGAGAGTTATTCGTGCTCAACGTCCTGCCCGTAGAACTGTAACCAATGAGCGCAGGTGGGAGAATCTGCGTGAGCGTGGCCCACGTGGTATTGAAACTCTTCCTGGCGGCGGGCTTGTTTCCGGCAAAGCAGGCGTTTCGGATTCTTTTAAGCCGACTGCTGGTATGGTGTCGGAGGCCAAGAAGGGTTTGGAGTGGCGTAAAGAGTTTGGTCGTGGCGGCACTATGGTTGGTGTTGCTCGTGCTCGTGATATTGCGAACGGTAAGAATTTGCCGTATCGTACTGTGAAGCGGGTTAAGGCTTATTTTGATCGTCATCAAAGCGATTCAAAAGCTGAGGGGTACCGTCCAGGCGAAAAAGGGTTTCCGTCTAATGGGCGTATTGCTTGGGCTTTGTGGGGTGGCGATGCCGGTTACACTTGGGCGAAGGCTATTGTTCGTCGTGTAGAGGGCGGCGAGAAAACGACGTTTGATACTATTGAGGAGAAGCGGTTCTATACGCAGAAGCGTCGTGAAGAGTACGCTAAGCGGGGTTGGGCGCTTCCTGACGGGTCGTACCCGATTAGAGATGTTGGTGATTTGCGGAACGCTATCCAGGCTTACGGTTTAGGCAAGGATAGAGAGGCTGCTAAGCGTCACATTATGAAGCGTGCCCGTGCTTTGGGTAGGACTGAGTTAATTCCAGATAATTGGAAAGTTCGTGAGAAGGCTGCTAGAAAGTACGGGCCGAATGATCCTAAGACTCCTGCTAAACCTTCTGAACGTATTAGCGGTTCACGTCGAAACAAGCCAGGGACTGCTGCGAACACTCGTGGCGGGATTAAACTTTCGGCTGCGGTTGAAAAGTCTTTGAAAGAAAAGGTTAAGACTCACAACGAGAAGATGACAAAACGTAATAAAGATAGCCGTAAAGTCACGCTGGGTATGTTGAAAGCTGTGTGGCGTAGAGGCGCTGGGGCGTTTTCGCAGACGCATCGTCCGAAGATGGGTCGGCAGCAGTGGGCTATGGGCCGTGTCAATGCGTTCCTTAAGTTAACGTCTAGCGGAAAACCATCAAATCCGAAGTATACAACCGATAACGACTTGCTTCCTAAGGGTCATCCACGGTCTACTCGCAAGTAGCATCGCTGGATTAAGGTTTGCGCTATACATTAGAATAGTACTGTTGCCTGCTGCAAGAGAATCTTGGGAAAGTTCCCGTGAACCCCTTTACGTAGGTGATAGCATAATACTTGACTGGTGTCACCAGATTGTTGGGTCGCCTGTCATTAAAGTAAACATGTTAAACTCAAACCTTAAGGAGACTAAACATGAGTTTTGATGAAAGCCGACTCAACGAGCTGAAGTCTGCTCTTACCGAAAAGATGGATGAGCAGAAGCAGATCGCTGATTCGATGCAATTTGAGGGCACAACCCTCATCGCTGATGACGAGAAGAAGTCAGCATTCCAGAATAACATGACCCAGATTCGTGAGATCAAGGGTCTTATTGAGGACATGAGCACTCTTCGTGACGTGTCCGCTTGGTCTTCAGAGGCCGAGTACAAGTCAGTTGCTGCTGAGGTTGCTGCTGGCGTTGAGTCAGAGGTTGCTCGTCACCGTTCAGTCGGTGATGCGTTCCTTAACTCAGAGGAGTTCAAGTCACTTCAGGGTGGCAAGGCTGGCGTAAACATGACCTCCCCGTTCATGGCCAAGTCACTTCAGCAGAAGGACCTTTACTCAGGTCTTCCTACTGGTACTCCTGACGCTTTCGGCGCTATTGAGCGTGACGGTATCGTCCCGATTGCTCAGCGTCGTAGCCGTGTGCGTGACCTTTTCCCGGCACGTACCACCAACTCAGCGGTTGTTGAGTACTTCCGTCAGACCGGCTTCACGAACAACGCTTCAGTTGTTCCTGAGTACTCGTCAGGCAACTTCGGTGCCAAGCCTCAGTCAACGATGACCTTCGTTGGCGAGCAGGCTCCGGTGCGGACGATTGCTCACTGGGAAGCCGCTCACCGTAACGTTCTTGCCGATGAGCCGCAGCTGCGTTCAATCATCGACAACGAGCTTCTTTACGGTCTTCGTCTGACCGAAGATGCCCAGATTCTTTCCGGTGCTGGTACTGGTGAGGACCTTACTGGTATTCTCAACACCACTGACATCCAGACCTACTCATGGTCTGCAGGTGCAACTTCACCTGTTGCTGACACCAAGGCCGATGCTCTTCGTCGTGCGGCTACTCTGGCATACCTTGCCTACTACGAGCCGACCGGCATCATCGTCCACCCGTCAGATTGGGAAGACATTGAGCTTACCAAGAACTCACAGGGCACGTACCTTCTTGCCATGTCAGTTGCTGGTGGCGCTGAGTCACGTGTCTGGCGTATCCCCGTCATTGACACTCCGGCCATCGCTGAGGGTACCGCTCTTGTCGGTGCGTTCGGTACTGGCGCTCAGCTGTACGACCGTGAGGCTGCTTCAATCCGTATTTCGGAACAGCACTCAGACTTCTTCGTCCGCAACGCCATCGTGGTGCTTGCTGAAGAGCGTCTTGCCCTCGCTGTCAAGCGTCCCGAAGCGTTCGTCAAGGTCACCTTCGACGCCGCTCCGAGCTGATCCTAGAGATCAACTTAAAGGTCGCTAAAACTTAGCGACTAGTTCAAAGGCCCCCCGGCTTCGGTCGGGGGGCTTTTGCTATAATAGGGTATGCCTATCTTTGAAGAAGATTCAGATTTGCCTATACCTACGTGGACTCGTGATGAAGTAGTGGTGCTTGAGTCTATTGATGATTTTTATTCTGCGGGCATAGTCAACATGCTTCAGTTTTTGGTTGCTGAAGAAGGTGCTGTTCTAGACGAGACAATTGATTTGACTTTGGTCATGCACTCTGTGGTCAATGCCCACAATGATAAGTACTCGTTTGATCAGACAGATATTTTGTTGGCGTTGGCGAGCGAGTTTTGTTTGATTGATTCGGTTCATGACCGGCAGGTGCTGGCGGGTATTGAGTTGCTGGACAATGCTGTTCTGTACTTAGCGATGCATGACGAGCCTGACTATGCTTTAGAAGCGGCTGTGTGCTTAAGCCAAAGCAGCAGATCAATCATGCAGGTGTCAGCGGTACTTCCGTCTTTGTCGCTGTTTGGGTATTGGGAAGAATTTGCTGCTGTAATCATTAGTTGTATATTGACGCAGCGTGCCACATGTAGTAGAATGTCTGTACTGTACTCTGCTATAGAAACTCTAAATGTAGGGGTTGAAAGCAAAGTTGACTTTGTGGATTATATCCGAAAGTTGTGTGCTGTCAATTTGCTTTCTCTGGAGATGCCGAAGTCATCTCAAGGAGAAGCATCAGTTCATTTAAATACCCAGGCAGCTGGGTTGTTTTTGCTCTTCTCTAACAGAGTGGAGTTAGCGAAAGAACTAGCAAGCTTGTCAGTTTGACATGCTGCCACGTTCATGGTAGCATGATCTAGCAAGATTTTTGCAACTCTCACAATGACTTGACGATTGTAGTTCATTGTGGGTGGCTACAATAGTAAAACCATTATTTTTATACACACGTTCACAGCCATAGGAGGACATAAGGTGAACCCTTTTTTCATTTCAGACGACCACGCTAACGAATACGCAGACAAGATGCCCCCTTGGGGTTTCAACGGTCTAGGGTATGTAACGTATAAGCGTACTTA